CTCAGAGTATGGTTTAGGATTCTCTTTTGGATCAAGAAAGTACCTATACATTGCACTGCCTGGTGGTGGTAAATCAGCGATCATTCTCTGCTTTACTTGCATCAATGCTTGTGCTTTTCTAACTCGTTCTCTTGCCTCATCAAATGGTTTTGAGTGGACAGATTGAAAGTTCATAGAATTGTTCATCGACGAATCTCACTAATAGCGGGTTGACCTTGATTAAAGACGACATCAACAACTGCCTGCACTTTTTTAGCAGTGCTGATACCTACTGTATCATAGGTAGGAATACAAACAAGACCAAATGTTTTCTCGGTGCTACCCAAACGGATCACACGACCGATACTCTGACTGATACCGATGTAGTCCATATTACGCATGAAGATAACAGCTTCAAGACCAGAAACATTGATACCTTCAGACAGGATAGAGTGGTGAATAACTACAAACTTCTTCTCAGGATCTTTGCCCCAAGTATTCAGCGTGTTGAAGAACTCTTCGCGGTTGACTTTCTTGCCATCGACGATTGCGCCAGTCTTAGATGTGATTGTCATCCAAGAATAACCACGCTCTGCAAGTTGCATACAGAAATCAGACTGAGACAGAAGACCAACAATCTGCTTTGTAGTGCGAGCACAAATCAGAGTTTTGTCGATGTTGTTATCATCAATAGTTTCTAGCAGATTATCACAATCCTCTGCATACATGACCTTGCGGCCTTTGATCAGATCAAGTTTCTTAACTACAACTTTAGGAGGAAGAATGTAACCACCTTCAACCAACTCAGGAGCGGGAACATTGACAAGAACTTGACCATAAACATGACCCCAATTCATGCCAGGTTTCTTCACTGTGAGAGAATGTTTAGGGGTTGCAGTGTAGAAGTAGGAACGCTCTGAGACCTCGCTAAAATGCTCTGTAGCGGGGAAGAAGTTGCGTTTGACACTATTATGTGCCTCGTCAAAGTAAATCGTATTTACCTCAATATCTGCCTCCATGATACGATGCAGAGAATTGTAGGTAGTGAAGATGATAACATTCTCACCCACACTGCGAGCACAGTTAGCATAAAGGTGAATCTTTTCTGCTTTAGTAGTGCTGGTGAAGTGAGTTTCTCCACTATGAACATGCATCACATGCAGATAAGGATCGCTGTTGTTAGGATCAATAACCTCCATAAATTCGCTGCACAGTTGTTCAGCAAGAAGAATACGGGGGGCTACAACAACTGTAGTGGTGCCATTGTTGATAACATCATGACGACGCTTAGTGTCAAGAATCATCGTCAGAGTTTTACCACCACCGGTGGGGACAATCATCTGACCTTTGTTGTATGCAAGCATACGATCTAAGATGCGTTGCTGATGCGGGCGAAGGGTCAGGGTCATTCGTGTTTCTTTGATGAATATAATATAAAACCCCCTGACCCGAAAGTCAAGGGGTGGTGGACGGTTTAGATCACTGGCACATCAGGCAGGAATCTTTTCTTTTACTTTGCTCACGATTTCGGGCAGAACTTGCATACGGAACTCCATGTTTTTCGCTCCAGTTCCACCACATGCCCACTTGTAAGATTCATCAGCATCATTACGAAGATCTTTGTCTGTGTATGCTTCTTCGTGCAAGTGGAGGGCTTCAACTGCTTGATCATAAGTGTCGATGCCGTTGTTAATCATCCAGAGAAGATTCATGACTGAACTTTTGCGAAGAATAACCTTTTCGTTAAGTTCCTCCCAACCATCATCAATCATTCGGTCAATATAACCTGCGAGAGTGATGAAGTTTTCAGTAATCTTTTGCTCATTAAATTCATCGTAGTCACTAACATAAAGTTTGTTCTTTGATGTTTGAGTGACTCCATTGATTTCAAAATCAGAAATTTCCTCATCTTTACAATAGTTGTTGAGGATCATATCAATGGCGTCAACAATCCACTCATCACCAACAAGACGCTTTTTGTACTTGTTGCCAAACATCTTGATCAAAAGTGGAGCAAGTTCTTTACGCATTTGTCGGACATATGCTGCCCAAGCAGTGTGCAAAGCATTGCGAAGTTCTTGTGCATTGAGAGGAACACCACTGTTGACATTTACAAAGACATCAGAGAGTCCTTTGTAGTCAATTTGAGTGTACTCACTAACAATAACTTTACGACCTTTGATTGCTTTCTGAACAAGTTTAGGAAGTTTGCTGAAAACATTGTTGTGCTTTCCGACTACAAACTGAGACAGAGAGGTAGAGTGAGGATCAGGGAGATAGTAATAAGTTCCACTAGGAATGGTGTACTCATCGTTAAGAAGTGCCTCAAAAAACTTGAGACGGTTGTTACCTTCCAGAATGATCTTTTCGATCATCTGCTTAAGCAGGTTATTGAAATAAGTGAAAGAAATGTCTGTAGGGTCAATAGACTCAACCCGAGCACGGGCAATTTCAACATCAACGAAGACAAAAGTACCTTCGATACGGTTCATCAGAACTGAAAAAAAGTATGCTTTACGCTCTTTTGCACTCCAAGATTCGGGGCGTTGAAACTCTTCTGGTGCATATGCACCTTTGTAATTGTTAAACAGATCCCAAATTGTCATCGGAAGGGGATCTTTTTTGCAAGGAAAAATTGCAGCGTTAGTCATTGTAAAGGGGGGGGTTTGGTGTCCCGAGAACATCTGTCGTCCCAGGCATGAATGTAATATAACAACTTTTAGAGTGGTTGTCAATCACTGTTACGAAACCGTAACAATCAATCTTCTTCTGGAGTCTCCTCTACTTTCTTGACAACTTTAGGGCCAACTTGGACGCGATTTGATTCATAAAAGAACTTAACTCGTTCTTTTCTTGCTTGCAACAAAATGTCGTATTCTTCTTGTTGTTCTTTAGTAAAGCGAAAATCCTGGTCTTTCCAAGTCTTCCTCAATTCAACAAGGTGAGGCAGGACATTAACAGTGGAGGTGGGAAAATTCATATCAGACGGTGTACTTATCTTGGGCAAATTCGTCACACTTGATGAAATACTTCTCAGAAGTTTCTCTCAGTTCAAGTTCCTCACAATCAGCAATCAAGTGCATAAGAGTTTCTTTGTCTTGATCGAAGTTTTCCAGGGTGTAACTCATGTCACTCATTTGTTTGACTCTGTTAATATACACGGGATTGGTGGTCTGTGTCAAATTAGTGGACAGTAATCGTAGTGTCCACTGCTCCTAGGTTTTTCTTTACATGTTCTTCCCAGAATACAGCATCTTCGATTTTAAGAAAGGTTGCTTTCTGTTTTGCATAACCCTTTTTCTTGGGTTTCATGTAATTCACTTGGTACATCATTCCAATGCCTCACAACTCCAGATACAATAAAAAAGTTAGTGACCATGTAACTAACAAATATACAGGTGCGAATGAGAGCAACCCAATCATCATAATTCTTTGTTCTTGTGTCACTGAAACTCCCTAACGTATATTTCCATGTCGTCCAGATTTGACGCATTTGAATATCTCCTGCTGTTTACATAAACAAGTTCATCATATTGGTAGTTTTGGACAACGATCAAGCAGTGATGTTTTCTGTGCATTGGCACTAAGTCATCCTCTTTTGGTCTGACACCAATCTCAATGGTAAGATGTTCATCATCAATATAATATACCCAGCCTTCAACATTACGCCAGGAAACATAATCATCTAGTTTGGGTACATACTTCATTGAAATGCTGCCATCAATGGATTGAGGTTTAACTGCATTGCAGTATATGGACGAGTGTCGTTGATGTCTACTGGATCTCCTTGCTTGGAGTAGTTAATAGGCGCTGAATACCTTCCTTTTTTAGAATCATAGAATCCCCAGACGGACTTAGGTGGTACATCAGTATAGGAGAAAGTGCCATCATTGACAATGCAAATCCGATAAACATTACGTCGAAACGACTCAACTTCGTAGTGGTATCCTTTTGGTGGTTCATGGTGAAAATCAGGGGGCAGTTCGAGTTGGTTCATCATCAACGGAGATTGATTCATAGTCTGGATACATTGTAGACACAATATACATTGCGAGTTCTGATGTAGGTGCCACTACATAAACTTTCACAGTGTAAGTGTAGAAATCACCAGGAGTATCTTGCATAGAAAGTTCTACCTCAACTCCCCATACATTTCCATTCTTGAGATGCCTATCCCAAGAAACTGTCATGTCATGTCGCATGGTGTGCTTTCAGATCTGGGTTTGGTTGTGATTTAGTCAGGTCTCTACGAGACTGATTCTTGATAACAATAAACGCATCTTTATTATA